CAACTCCTGCTCCCACACCCGCTTCGACACCCGCACCAACACCGGCACCCACACCCGCTTCGACACCCACTCCGGCACCAACACCGGCGCCCACACCGGCACCCACACCCGCTTCGACACCTGCGCCCACACCCGCACCAACACCGGCGCCAACTCCTGCTCCCACACCGGCACCCACATCTCAAGATCAAATAGTAGTGTCAATTCCTAATAGTAATGAAACTAAAATTATTAATGTTCAAGATAGCATTACAAATTTATTTACTAAATTAAAAGACAATAATGAATCATCTGTTTTAACTATAAATAACATTACAAATACAGTACATTTAAAAGCGAGCGATATTGTAACAAATAATGAAACCGATAATGAAACCGATAATGAAACAATAGAAAACTATAAAGAATTAATAAAAGAACAGTATCATAATGATGTATCAAATATAGAAAAACATGATATACAGCAAGACAGAAAAAATATAGTTATTCGTGAATATCTAAAAAATATCATAAGCAAGAATACAGATTTTTTGCAGGATAGTGATTCTCTTCCAGACATTATTATTGATAAATCCATATTGCCACAAGTACCTATAATAAAATCAATAAAAAAAACATATTTATATCTAATAAATGCGTCTAGTGGTGGAACAAACAATGAACTAGGCTTATTAAAAGGAAGAACTGTTAATAATGGAAGAGTTGTTATAGAGCTATCAAGATTAAGGGAAGATGAAGCGGTATACGCGTATCAAGAAAAAGGAGATAATGTTGAATTTATCTATAATGGCGAAGCAATATTACACGTTGATAAAGTAGCTGATGGTTCTAATAGTAATAGACCAAGTTATAAAGTAACAAAATTAGATAATTCCTTTATATTAGGCACCGAAACATTAAAACTATACACTGAGTATATACATAAGGACTTTACCTTTTCAGTTGGTTCCACTATTATCATAGCCAGACCACCAACTGTTTCACCAGAACCAAAAAAATATTCTAATGGAACAGATAATAATAAATATTATAAATCTCATACATTGGGAGGAATTGGAAGAACCCAAAATAGAGCAATTCAGCGTCATCGTAATAGAAAAACTTAATTAATACCAAAATTAAAAAATACAAATTAAAATATAATAAAATAAAAATAAAAAATATTTTTATTTTAAAAAAAAATCTCCCCGTCTGGATTTGAACCAGAGACCAACGGTGACATGTTTACAAACTACAAACCGACGCTCTACCAACTGAGCTACAGGAAGTTTTTTCCTACAAAATACTTACTAAATTTCATTTTTATATGTTAGTTCAAAAATATTATCCATATATTTGCGTTTTTTTATTTGAGTTTTTACACAGTATTGATCCAATGTAGTTCCATCAATGTCGACAGTAGGTTTCATAACAAAACGGAACACATAAACAGGCTTAGTTTGTCCCAGACGATGACATCTGGCGATTGCTTGGTCTTCAACCGCTGGATTCCAATGCGGGCTTACAAAATAAATTTCATTACAACTCTGCAAATTCAAACCTTCACATCCGGTTTGAATTTGTATAATAAATACGACATTTTCTGCCGACTCCGCTAACAATGCGGTTCTTTTTGTTTGACTTATACGACCATCAATAACATTCACATTTATTTCTGCCTTCTCCAGCGCATCTTGAAACATATCTATTTCGCCACTATAATGACAGAACACTATTTTTCCATTGTTGTTATCTTTTCTTTCTATAAGTTTTTTGATTACAGCATCCATTTTACTTGAGCAGGTCACGGCTTCTTCCATCTGTTCAATATCTTCCGCATTTATACTAGTGATTTCTTCTGCACACGCAAATTCATCGCAATGAGGACAAATTGTGTGATTATTTTTAAACCAATCACTGATACATTTACTGTGGAAAACATGTCCACATAATTTTAATTTATTCATACATCCATTCGTTTCATCACTTAATAACTCTAGGCAAATTTCGCAAATTTCATTTTGATTTATTTTTTCCACAAAATGTTCTACTTTATCTTTCATGAGGGCTGGATAAATACAGCTTTGTCGGGCTCGCATTAGTTTCTGAATCATAAATCGTAGTTCAAGAGCATCAACGACAGAATTTTCCTTTATTAAAACACCACGTCTGCCTTTTGTTATCAATCCAGCAGAAACATGTATATCTTCTGAATAAGAACATTCGCTCTCATTTTTCCATTCCGTATAAATTGTTTCTTCTATAATTTCTGGCAGAATTAAACCAACCTCTGTTTTTGTTCTCCGCAAAATAAATTTTGATACAAGTGATTCCAAATTGTCTTCTCTTGTGAAATAAATAGATGGTAGGCCTAAAATCCCACACAAACTATAGAAATCGTCCATTTTATTTTGGATTGGTGTCCCTGTAACAATCCACCGGATTTCAGAATAAAGATTTAAGGCGCCGATATGAACTGCGGATTTTTGTGTACGAAGGTGATGGGCTTCATCAAATATTATACGAAACCATTTCACTTTAAAAAGTAACGACTCTTTTATTTTTTTATTTGCGACCAACTCTCCATAGGTAGTTAGGACAATAGGCGCCACAAGAAGATTATCCAACGTAATTAATTTTTTATTTGGACCATGATATATAATGGGGCTATGGCCTATTAATTTTTTTATTACCGACTCCCACTGTTTCATAAGAGCCAACGGCAGGACAATAAGTGTTTTAATATTAAAATTGGCCATAATAATGCCAAGCATTTGAATCGTCTTTCCTAAACCCATTTCGTCGCACAGAAATCCGCCTTTTATTTTATACTTCCCGAATATACTATTACCTTCGCGCTCGTTCTTCAAACACCATTCTACACCATCGGCCTGATATTGGTGTCCCTCCAGTTTTGCTTTAGAAAGGAATTTGTCAAAATTCATTTTGTTATATTTTTTTACGTTTCATTTGTTATAGAATTCATATGAAACGTAAAAGTGTTTCAATTTTTCAATTCCGATTATAGTAGAATAACCGTAAAATTACGATTAATATTACACTAGAGCCCCATAAGTTAAAAATAGTATTTGCTGACTCATTATTTATCTCTATGCCTATTTTTTCTAAAGGTGTAAATAGGAAAATCCATGGACCCCACCATTTTTTTTCATTCCAAATAGTTCGCTCAACCCGAGTAAGAATACAACCTTTAAAATAAAAATGAAATATAAAAATCATTGTCCAGATGAAACAACAAAAATAATATATATTATTTATCTTTCCAATAAATAAATATACTAGAGGAAATAATGTTAGAATCCAGTGAACTAATACTAAAAAATAACCATTTATATATCTATTATTTGATACCATAAATAAATTTCTCTCTATATAATTTGTTATTTTTTGTGTATGTTGTTTTCTTTCTTCCAATGAAAACATTTTTTGTATATAAATAAGTAATACGTTAATTATTTATATTAATTTATATTTTTTTTATCATGTCTAAAAAAGGAACATATATAATTTAAAAACCTTTTTTACACCTTTAGACATTTAAAATGCCGACTCAAACAGAATTATGCTTATACATATCATCCCATTTATTTTCACCCTTATAGATATATCCTTTTGATAATAATAGATTTTTAATTTCAGTTCTTCTTGGTTCACAATAATTATGTTCAACATCAATCAAACCAAATGTATATTTTTCAAAATCAAAATTTTTAAGTATTTCAAATTCAGACCCTTCTGTATCCAATGACATATATTCAATAAATAATGGAGCTTTTGCATTGTTTAATGAATCTAATAAAGAAATTGTTTGAACCTGAATAGTTTCTTTATTTGCATTTACAGAAGATTTATGACAATCAATATGGTTAGAGATACCAGATAATAAATGAGATTTTTTTGGTATATCAAACATAACGTTTAATCCGCTAATGTTATACACTGCTTTATCATAACATATAGAATTTGGTCTATTTTTTACTAATTTTTTAAAGTTGTTAGGAATAGGTTCGTAACAAATTCCTTTCCAATTATATTGTGTTTCAAGTAAGTATGTATTTGACAACATAATTCCATCACTAGCACCAATTTCTATAAAAAACCCATTTTTTTTGTTATTATAGAATTTAATAACTTCTAAATCTTGACCGAGTTGTGAATAAGACATATATTATAACATTATAAAAAAATTAAATAATCGGCGTTTTAAATGTCTAATGGTGTATAACATAAAAAAATTATATTTATATTAATAAATTATTAAATCATATTTTATTTTTTTCCTCATAATTTATTATATGCTGTTCTATATAATTATATAAATTTACATAACCATCAAATGTTTTTTTATATAAAAAATTACTTTTTGGAATAGGAGATATAATATTAATTAAATTCTCTTCAACTTCTATTCTAAATTCATCATATTCATTGTTTTTAATGTAAATATATTCATTATTTCTATGTATTTTATTTACCCAACCATTTTTATTAAATATAGCATCAATGTTTTTTATTTCATCACAAGGAATTATAATCATTATTATATAATAACGACTAATGATTTTAAATATTTATATAAAAATATTATATAAGTATTTCAAACTAGAGATAAAAAATGCAAGCGGTGAGGTTCGAACTCACGAAGCAAATTGCACAAGATCTTAAGTCTTGCCCCTTTGACCGCTCGGGAACGCTTGCGGTTTACTCTATAGCTATCCATGTGGGGACTCGAACCCCAAACCTTAAGGTTAGAAGCCTTACGCGCTATCCATTGCGCCACACGGACATTTTTGAATATATTATTAAATATGTATGTTTAATAGTGATAAATTTCCTATATTAAAAAGAATAATATATTAAAAATGATATTTATTGTACATAAATATGTATATACTTATATAGATGCGTATGATAGAAATTGTTATTCTATACTACTAAAAATTCTATCATTTATTTAAATGATAGAAAATAAAAACCCATAATCTAACCCTATCCCCTATTTACTTATCTTCGTTGGCATCATCCTCGTTGGCATCATCCTCGTTGGCATCATCCTCGTTGGCATCATCCTCGTTCTGCTTCGTTGGCTTCCTATACTGTATGCGGTCTATGGGGGGTCACTGTACCCATAGACATAATATATACACCTAATCTTTTTAAATTGTTTATCTATTATATAATTAATATCCGACGGGCGGCCAATTTTCAAAATCAGGAAAATTTTTACATTCATAACATAATAATTTTTCATCTTTATCATCATAACCATTTTTTATATCTTCTGAAGATAATACGTCACAACAACCATAACAATATATATTATTATTTTTTAATAATTTATAATATATTTTAATATATTCTTCCAAATTTACTTCATCTATAATTAAATTAAAATAATAATATGTACCCCTTTTATTATTATATACATTTATTAAACAATCTGGACAATAAAAAATAAATATATCATTTATCATTCCACATATTCTACATTGTTCACAATTAATAGGACCAGAATTACCAATATGAGGAAACCATTTTTCAGGGAAATGAATTATATATTTTATTTTATCTTTTATATAAAAATTAATTGAAGACTCCATATTTTACTATATAATATATATAAAATTGATTTTATATATAAAATTGATTTTATATATAAAATTGATTTACTATATATTATTATATAGTAAATTCACTTGAATAATGTCTTTAAAAAATAATTATGAATTTGCGTCTACAACTTTAAATAGAGTTATCGTTCAACAAAAATATAATAAAGATGAATTATGTAGCATATGTTTATCTAGTATGTTAAAACAATCTGTATTACACATTCCATGTGGGCATATTTTCCATAATAATTGTCTAACTTCAGTTTTTAAAAGTAATTGTCTAACAAAATATAATTGTCCATTGTGTAGATATGATATCTATTCTGCTTTACAAAAACTTGGATTTTCTCCTTTACAAATTGAAGAAGGCGAAGAAGATGAACATTATGATAACATAATAATTATAATTGCTTCTATTTTAGAAATCATAAGAAACACATTTAGTCCTCTATGTTTTCATAATACTATAACTAATCATGAAAGCGGATTATGTGAAATTTGTAAGGATAATTTTATTAATTTAACTCAAACATCGGAAAATCTAGATACAAGCATTCAAATTATTGTAGATGTCTACAATGAATATCCTCACGGTATTATTTATTTATTTGATGATATAAGAAATTTATTAAACTTTGATGATGTTGATGAATATATGTTACAAATATTTCCAGGGTATGATAATTCTGAAAACTCTAGACCTCAATAAAATAAAATTATATATAATAATTAATAATTATTTTAATTAACATTTAAATTGTTTATTTTATTAATTGATTCAGCAATAAATGTTGCTGGATGATGAAATGTATGTGATAATTTATGAAGAATATTTTGTCTTTTACATCGTATCCCATATTCACACAAAGGAAATTCTTTTACACTATAGTATGCGTCTTCTTGTAAATTCAAAGCTACACTTTTAAATGCTTCTTTTTCTTTCATAGTTAATAATTTTTTATTTATATTAAAAATCGCATGATACAATGTATCGTCATTTTTTACTTGTTTTAATAAATTAATTAACATGTCATTATTTATTGACGCATCTCCCATAGATTTTTTTCTCATTAATTCCATTAATTCTTCTTCTTTGCTTGGATTTCCTCCACTAAGTATACGTTTAGTATGTCTCTTTGTTTGGCGTTTAGTGCAGCGTTTAGTGTGTCGCTTAGTATGACGTTTAGTGTGTCGCTTTTTATAAATCCGTTTTGTTCTCATATATAAATATAATACATTATAATATATATATATATATATATATATTATCAGAGTTATAGTTATTGATTTACTGGAAATATTTATCAAAATGCCAATATTATTGTGTTCTTGAATGATTGATCAAAAATACAATAAAAATATACAGAAATATATAATAATTTATAAAATTGATTAAATATTATAAATTATAAAATAATATATAATTACGAATGGAAGAAGAAACAACATTAATTAATAATACTATGTGCGTGTGTAATTCGGAACATTATAATAGACAAAAATTATTAGTATATTTATTATTAGAAAGAGAGAAATTAAAGGAAAAAAATAAAACTCAAACACCAGAAATAAAAGAATATTGTTGTTATAACAATATAAGAGAACATTTACACAGTGAGTGTTGCATTACAGTAGGTCCAAATGATTCTAGCATAGTAAATTGTATAGCAACCACTTGTTGTTTGCCATTCAAAATAGTATTATGTTTACCATTTCATATAGGTTCAGGAATTAATTCTATATTAAATTGTTTATTTAAGACTGATAAAAACTATTTAATATAAATTTATATAACATAATATAAATTTATATTATGTCATGGTATAATAATTTTTATTATAATGTATCGTCTTCTATGCCTTTTTATATACAATTTTTAACTTATAAATTAGATAACTTTAGAACACATTATAAACAAGGAATTTCTACATCTGAATTAGAGAATTTATTTTGGGATGAAATTAATGAATTATTACAGGATAAAAATAAACATTATATTTTGAGTAAATGGAAATATGGTAATTATTTTAAATTAACCGAAAAAGCTCACGCGGATGGTTACATTTTATTTGGAAATAATAATTCTTGGAATCAAAGTTTCATTCTTGGATTATTGATGTATGCGTTTCATTAAATAATTGTTCTTTATCACAATTATTCTTAAATTTTATTAAAATATTCACAACTTCTTCTGGATTAACATCATAATCTTTATCAATACACAATAAGTTTTTTATTTTTTGTATTTTATCAAAATCTTTAGATAATAGAGATAAATAATCCACATTAAAATTTGCATAAATATTTAAACGATCTTCCATTCTGTCAAATAAATATTTATCTTCTGGGTAATGTGCAAGATATATGTCTACATCATAATGTAAATCTTTGAAAAAGCTTTTATAATTATTACCACCTAATGGATACTTATTTAAAAGAAGAATATAATACTCATTTGCGCTCATATTGTAGGGCCGTTCTTGGCTTTTAATATCACTATAACTGGGTGTCCAGAATTCAAATCGTTGTCCGTCATTCTTGTAAAACATTATCCCATTTTCTTGATTGTTCATTTTTTTATTGAATGTTTCCATTGCCGAATCATGTTCACAGTTGTAAATTGGGAGATGATTCATAAAAGCCAGGTCATACGATAAATCTATAAATTCTAATTTAGGGTTTAATACATCTGTTATATATGTCAATATTATTTGTTTATTATTATTCATGTCAGTTATTATTGTAGCATAATAACACTTATTTTTATCTAATAATTCAAAATTTATCTGCCTCTTTATTTCAGACTCGCTTATTATTTTATTCGGATATATTTCACATTCACGTGATATCATTACATCATCGTCATGTATATAAATGCGTATTTTTTTTCCTTTTAATACACTACTATAATGAGTTATAAGATTTTTATTTCTCTCAAAATCCTCATAATCCATAATTGACACAATTTCTCCTGGACACACAATATTTCCACTTATATCAGTTATTTCTCCTATCTTAAAAGTTTTTGTAATATCATAAGGAGTATAAGTATTATCTATGTAAAGAAAACCTTCATTGTCTAACTCCGAATTTATTTTTAATGTTCTTAAACCAACATCACCCGTCATTTCTTATTAATATAAGAACTATATAATATAATAATATAATTTCAATTTTGTAAATTATATTATTATATAAAATGTGTAAATTATATTATTATATACACATTTTATATAATAATATGAATATGAAGAATACTATTATAAAAGACCAATTCATTTTATTTATGGTTATGTTTATTATTGCTCTTGCATTAGACCCAATGAATATAATGATATATTCATTTGATGATTATTCTATTTCAAAGCCTCTTATTTTTTCATCGTTGTATATGGCATCTACCATGTTATGGGCCCATCAAATTGTTCATTTACTACAAAAAGGTTTACATCATTTTAATACAAAAATATTTTTTTCTGGGTTATTTTTGAGTTTAATATTTATGTATATATTACGAACACAGCTCTTCTTTACTTCTACTGATTGGCTAAAAGGAATGATTCCGCATCACTCTGTTGCAATAACAACAACTAAAAAGGTATTGGAAAACCTTTCAGGTGACGAACATGAAAGTTCTTACATATATCGTCTCGCAAAAGATATTGTATACAATCAAGAAAGAGAGATCATTTTTATGAAAAATATGATTTAATTATATTTATATAAATGAAAAATTGAAACACTATATTTATGATATAAATATTATATTCCAGTATATAATATGAATTCTTCGTATATATGCAATTGCGGTTGTTCTCTAGTTTTTAAGGTTGTTGGAAATATGCGAGGCTGTCTAATTCAATTGACTCCATATTCGTTTATAGTAGAAGATATAATTGTCGGTGATAGATGGTCTAATCATATAGGACACTTGAGAACATGGGGTGAATTTAAAAATAAAATTATTTCAAAGAATGAAAATTTACATAATAATATAAACAATAATAATAATCACCCAAATGTGTGGTTGCATTTATATAATCAATACATCAACCGAAACGTTTTTGAGAATTTGCACCCTGAAACTGGATTACAATTTATATACATCCATTAAATTATAATTTATAAATTATATAAGTATTTTAATTTATATAATATAAAAAGGAGGAATAAAAATGCTCACGACGAGGCTCGAACTCGTGACCAACGGCATATAAGACCGGTGCTCTGCCAACTGAGCTACGCGAGCTGTATTTCTTCCCCAATTATATATATAGCACTATCTTTAAATTTATTTTATAATAATAATATAATAAAAAATAACCTTACTTGTTCTCTTTTTTATTTTTTTGTATATATTTTTGTATATATTTTTGTATGGTTAATATATAATAATTTAACTAATAATATATAATAATATATAATAATTTAACTAATAAAATATAATTATTCATTATTCATTATTCATTATTATTTTACTTGTGTTTTTATATAATTCAGAACTCTCTCTTCCGCCTCCAACAATGTGTAATATTAATGGTTTAGTATTAGTATTTACATTATATGTACCATATTTTAATAAGTTATCATTATCGTTGCTAGTAACCCAAAATATTTCACAATTAGTATCTAACAAAATTAATTTTGAATCATCCATATGTTCATATACATATTTTCCAAGAATGCCTTGATAGTTACCTCTATCTGTGCCATTAGAATTTTCTAAAAAATTGATACATTCACACGCCATATTATAGAGGTCTTTGCTATAACCTATTATTGTACCTGCATCGACATATTTATATAAAGAATCTATTTTATCAAACTTATCTTTATACTCAGCCCATTGATATGTAAAGCATTTTTCAGAACTAAATATTATTTTCGTATTAAATTTATAGAATTTTTCAAGTATTTGATATTCATTACCATTAAATAATGTATCGAAACCATCCATAAATACCATTACCCGATTATTATCATCTTTTATAGTTACATCTCTTAATAAATATAATCTCGAAAGTGCGATGTTCCATTGTAAATTGTCCAAGAAAGAATTATAATAATTTATTCCTAGAATTTGAGGATGTAAATTAAATTTTTCAGCTGTTTGTAAAGCATATTTAGAACCAGCTCTTATATATGTTTCATCATTAGAAATTCCCCATAAGAATATATTCAGTTTATCTTTAAAAATTTCTATATCTTTGAACGCAAGTTGACTGCATACATTTTGTATAATAGGTGCTTCTAAAGAAGATACATTTTTAATATTCTCAAGTTTTTTTGTAGTAATAAAAATTTTTTTTGTTTTATAACATACACCATATTTATTCTTAAATATCTCATATAAACTATCGGACATTGATGAAATTATTTCTTCTAATTCTAAATTCGAATTATTTAATTTATTGTCTTCGTAAAATAACGGTCTATATTTTTCAGGACTGTCTGTTAAATTATTATCATAACAATGAAATATATTACACGTAGGAGGACAGTAAATTTCATATTCTTTTATAAATGATTTTATAAATAAATAATCTTCTTCGCCATTAAATAAAATATTACTAGCATAACCTACTTCTTTACACCATAAAGAATATGTGAATATAAATCCAGCTGCTATCCATCTTGATGGAACTAGTTCTTTACTGTTAATACCGGATGATGAAGTTCTCAATGTACCATCTAAAAAACTATTATATTTATGGCTTGATAAAAATTTAGATTTTAAGTAAGTTTCTTTATCATCATTTAATTTATATCCATTTGGGTAGCATGATAATACGGGCTTATTATGTGGACACATAGTCAACTGATTTATTAAATTAGTATCCCAGTTATAATTGAATCTTGTATGTGAATCTATTTGCAGATAGTATTTTTCATCCTTCAATAATTCTTTTTGTATTAATGATCTAGCATAACATACACCTTTCGCTTCCTGATAATTTATATATATAGTTTTCACTTGTGTATGATCTTTAAAGATAAACTTCTCAAAATTATCGGAAGTATCTTGTAAACATACACCAACTATTATTCTACTTGAATGCTGTGCCTTTTTGAATAAATCAATAATAGTTGGTTCTAATTGACTATCTCTATATGATGCTATTGATACAAATATAGTATCTTTTTCATCTGTTAACTCAAATACTTCCTTAAACTCTCTATTCCATATATTATGGTTACCCCTCCAACAAGATGTTATTGAATTATTTTCTATTATTTCATTAGAAGTATTTATAATGTATGATTTGTCCTGTATATCTTTCATGTATCCTCTTAATCTATAAATATATGTTGAAAAAGTAGAACTTTCTGTACATATAAACACCATACTTCTTGTACACACAATCTGTTCTATCATTCCATATAAGTCTGTATTAATATATTTATCTAGTAAATTGATTACATCACCTAGTATTATAACTTTATAATAAGAATTTAATTCTCCTAGTTCATTTTTATTCTTAATGTCTGTTGATATATATAAACAAGATCCTTGTGGAACAACATTTTTAATATTATTCAAAATCTCATTACTAGATATACATAAATCTTTATATTGAAGGTGAAAATCATTCCTACGCAAATGCATTGAATAGTATTGAGAATATGTATTATTCAAGTATTCTATTATATTATAGGCTTGTGAAAAAATATTCTCTTTATAGTGAATATGTTTGTATACATATTGTTTAAAATCATTTATATTATCATCTTGAATTACAGAATAAAAATTACCCAGTAAATTTTTATCAAACATTATACATTCTGGATTATTATCTATTAAAATATCATCCATATTTTGTATAGTTCTTTCTTTTTTACTATAATTATTTAAATTTATAAGAAATTTATCTGTATTAAAATTATATACAGTAGATATTTCTTTTATTTTATTCCAATCATTGGGGATATTTTTTGTTTTACAAAACTCTGTGGCTGTTAATATAGTAATTCCTATATCTTTTAATTCAAAGAATGTATCAAAACCATTTATATTTTTTAAAAGATTAATTTTATATGCATCTGGAATTACTAATATACGTTGTAATCTTAAAGCTATACACGCTGCTATTTCAAATGACATTCTCACATTATTAAATCCTCCAGGCCATGAATTGAAAATAATATATTTTTTTTGTGGATTATAACTATTAATAATATTGTTTAATTCAATATTGTTCCAGTATAACATTTCAGGACACATGACTCTTATTTTTTGAATGTTTATATATTCTTTTATTGTGGAAATCAATTGATATTCTATTAGATTTGTCGTTTGTTCACATGTTACATTTAAATTCCAGGGAGTTGAAAGTGTATCATTAGTGAACTCTTGTTTAAACCAAATTTTTTCATTTAAATTATTAATCATAATACCTGGATAGTGTACCATACTAAAGCTATTTTGATTGTGTGGCTTCCAATTATTACAACATCCTAAGTTTTTTCCTATAATTTTAAGATTTGATTTAAGAGCAGCAATAATTAATCCAAACATTTCAGATTCCCAGCATGATTCATTTTTATATATTAAAGATGTATACCTTATATAATCTTCTACAATCATTCTCATATCTTTAACATTAATGCAAAAAGGGAACATAAACATGTTTTCAGGTAACAACATATGTTTACATTCTGGTGGCGTATATTTAATAAAATTTGAATGTCTTTCGATGCCTGGATCTACCCATAATTGCCCAACAATAGTTCCTTCTTCAACTTCTTCATCTATTTTATTTATAAAAATCATATCTGGATCTAGAAATAATACTGTACCTTCTAATTCTGGATTAGTATCTAACCATAATTTAATAGAAAAAAATTTATTAGCAATACCATATTTTTTTTTTGAATCAAAAAAATTCATATAGTCAGGACATTCTATTTCTGTTTCTATTAATGGAATATGTTTTGTACGGGGGATTATATTATGTTCATTTTTAGATACGTAAGACCATAACTTTCCTGGTTGGTTTACTTTTATAAATGAATACTCTAGTAAATCTCTTTGCCAATTTTGATATTCATTATTTGATGTACTGTAAAATACATGATTTACCATTATTATATAAATAAATATAATTATATTATTTATATTATTTATATTATTTATATTATTTATATTTAATTTGTATATGAATCCCATCGTTCTGGTTTAAAATGGATATACATATTTCGATGTAAATCTCCTTCAAACGGTGTTGGGCGTCCATGTAAACAAGTAGTAGATTCATAAAATATAACATCACCGTACTCCATAGTTATCTGATGTGGTTTAAAGTTATGATCTTCAACATACAGTTCCCACGGTTTATCTGATTTATCTTCTAAATGAATAATAGCACTGATAACATGTGTATTTTTTATATCATAATGATTTCCTAAACTACTACCTCTAGAATATTCGCGTATACCATAGGTTGAAGCATGTTCTAACTTAGTTTTATACCCAATCCATTTTGTTAAAAGGTCCTTGATAGTATTCAATAAATCTGTTTGTAATTCTAATGGGGCTTTATGAATATCAAGTATTTTACTATTTATATTTTTAACCTCATCACCATACAGATTTTGTTCTGTTACAAATTGATTTTCATTCTCTTTCATCCACATTTTAATATTATCAATACAATCAAGGTTGAGTTTAATCTTTTCAAAACCTATCTTATGCAGTATTGGTAAAAACTCATGTTCTGTAATTTGATTTTCTACTTGTAAATTAATTTCTTGGTCTTTAAACCAATGAGTGAGAATGTATTTTTCTCCTTTAAGTATTGGCATTCCGCAATGCGATGAGAAAACATTCTCTTTCTTATTAGCATCAAAATTATTCCAAATAATAGCTGTACCAGCCTTAGGTTTTATTGCCGTGTATGCATAAGGAAATGATGTATAACCACCCGAATCATCATCTTCCATATCATTTAAATATATCATGAACGTCCACGTACGTTGACCTTTAATAGTTTTAGTTTTATCCAAAACATCTTTATCAAAGTAATCTCTATGGATTTTAAATTGCTGACCGACGCAATACTTTTGTCCTTGTAATTGTTCGGCACATCTATTATTAATACCAATTGTTTTACATATTCTAGATTCTAATTCAGTTATTAATGTATTTTTATTAGAAAAATGACAAGTTTTACTAGTTCTATAATCATTTACTTTAGAATTATTTACATCTGAAGAACTGATAGTCGAAGAATGTTGTAACTCAGAATTATTTATAATTTCTATTATTTCTGTACATTCTTCTTTTGTTAAAAAATCTGTTATTTCATATATTTCCAATTTATCAGAATTTATTCTTTTTGCATTTCTTAATGCAACTTTATCCTTTAATTCTAATTTTAAAGGTACTGAAATTTTATAATCAATATTTAATTTACTCTTAATTAAATCATAAGCATAACCTTGTTCCAGTGATTTTTGAAACATTATAAGTTTACAATTTCCAAGTGAAATATTTAGGTCCAACCATTCTTCCCATTCTTTTGTAAAAGTATTCATATACTTTTAATTAAAAATAAATTCTTAAATACTTTATTGATAATATATATATATATATATATAGAGAAAAATGGCCTTCACCTACTCCTACTCCTTTGCCTACTCCTGCATTTATATCTCCTAATTCTATGAAAAAATATATTCCTGTTAGAAATCATCTACCTAGACCTACACCTATCATTATGCACTGTCCTGGTATTGTTTAATATAAAAATATTGTCTTTTTTTGCTATTTTATTAATTTATTAATTTATTAATTTATTTAAAAATATTGGCTCATTTATAATGTCTTTTATTACAATGATTCAATATTTTTTACTATTATTCAGGAATTTTTTCAAGTTATTGGCGATATATTTCATTAACTTAATAAATAAAATAAAATAAAAAAGAACCTTACCTTGTTCTCTCTTTTATTTTTATTTTTATTTTTATTTTTATTTTTATTTTTATTTTTATTTTTATTTTTATTTTTATTTTTATTTTTATTTTTATTTTATTTTTATTTTTATTTTTATTTTTATAAATCTAACTAAT